TCAGTTCCTTCCAACGAAAGTCCGTAGATTAATTTCTACGGGCTTTTTTTTTGTGCCTTGTTTTTTTCTTGGGTAGTTATATTTACCCCGTTTTTTTCTTTATGTATTCTATATAGAGGACGATATGTCATAACCAATCTAGACTACTTGACGACATTAAAGTGTGTGGTATAATAGGCTTGAAAGGAGAAATGATATGATGATAGAAGACATCATAGAGAACTTCGCAGAGTTGTCCAAGAAGTCCGATTACTACTTGGCACACGGAGTTAATCTAAAAAATCTAGGCATTCCGTTCTATATGACAAGACCTAAAATAGTTTGGGTGTCTAGTGATGTTGACGAGTTTGGTCAAACGTGTGTCGGCATTCAATGTGATAAGAGTATGGGTAATGAAGGTGTTTTTGAGTGGCTGGGTGATGGCTACACCGAAGTTATGCTTGAAATAGACGAGCCTTTTTACTCTGATATTATAGCCGTTAACAAAGGAGAAATGATATGCCAAAACTAACACAAGAACAATTAGACGAACAGGCATTAGCAGAGTTAGAAGCTGGTAATGTTGACGAGGCGATTACTACAAGAGGTGGTAATCCGCAAGGTTTTTATAATCAGTTCGGCTTTTGGTCTTCGCAGAAGAAGTTTGATGAGTGGTGTGCTAAGAAGGGCATCACGGATGAAGACCTGATGTATATGGACGAGTAATCTAAAGTTCCTTCCCGAAGAAAGCTCACAGTTTAACAGCTGTGGGCTTTTTTTTGTGCCTTGTTTTTTTCTTGAGTAGTGATGTGAACCCCGTTTTTTTCTTTGTACTCTACTATTATAGCTAGTGTGTTTGCTCACTGACGTGGCTTTATATAAGGAGAAAAAAGTAAATAAGGTGTTGACAAGAGTTTTAATTCTGTTAAGCTATAATTGTAATTGTTAACAAAGGAGAAATGATGACAACTGCAAACAAAAAAACAACAACTGATCCGTGTGGCTTGTGTGGTCATTCGATTAAGGATAATGCTATTCCAAGAGTTTTGGACAATGGTAAGATCTCGACTTGGGACGGAGGCCACAATGGTTGGCCGAGGGTTGACGGACGGATCTGCGATCAATGTCACGAAGCAGGTGGCGGCGATCGTGTCAATGCAATACGGAGGATCGTAGCAAGTGCTGAAACTTAATACGATATTCTTTTGGATCGCCATGGCTAATGTCGTGGCGATCTCTTTTCTACTCGGGACGATCTATCCGATCCAACTTGAGATCCTACCGGTCGATAGTATGATCTTCATCGGATGCCTAATCCTATATCTAGTATGCTCGGTAATTATGTCCTACTATTGGATCCGAGATCCCGAGAACATTTACAAATAAAAAAGACTTCTCCATAAAAAAACCCCAGGGATTAACCTGGGGTTTTCATTTGGGAAGGAAATGTATTTACTTATATAAATCGTTAGGTTTAACTTTTCTTCTTCCTTCTAAGTCGTTACAGATCTTTCTGATACGACCTTTAATGGCTATATCAGACCAAGCACTCTCGGGTACTTCAATGCCGTGGTTTATTTGGTCTATAAGACCTCTTAGCATTCTTACCGCCGAATCTATCTTCTGTAGCTGAATGCAGTAATTAGCATACCAATATTCTTTCTTCTGCTTCTGCGTATAACTTTGGTAAGTATTAGGTTTAAATTTAAGTGGTAATTCTAACTGTTCCATCACTTCTCCTTTTGTTTATGGTTAATATGAATTACTATTATAGTGTACCCTATCCACAATATTTGTCAACAACTTTTTTTATTTTATTTTTACACGACTGCTCTACCACAATACGACTGAGGGGGCAGGAAAAAACACTACGTGTATGTGTTATATGTTATATGCAAGTGACGAAAATTCAGCAAAAATCAGACTTATACTACATTTTCTTTGTGTAGAATAGGCCCCCTTGTTTCTGAATCTAGGGTACCCATCACCCCCTTAGAAAATACAGCTATCATAAATTTACCTCCTTCGAGGCCCGGCCGTACGTCGTAGTGTTTCCCACTAGTCTGACAAAAGAAATCAACATCGGTAAACCCAGCTTGTCTACCCATGCCTTCAAACTCTTCTGGAGTGTAGTGTTTGTAGTGAAACTCATTAACCGGAGGGAGCTGGTGTGGTCTCACTCGTTCGTTCGGTGATGAGCAGATAAATAAATTTGTTTTCTCTCCGGCTAGATCAAAGACACTCTGGGCGAGGTCAGGGGGTATATGCTCAATGAACTCAAAAGAAACAACTGCATCATAGTCCGCCGGTAGTCGATCAGGTTTTAGCTGTGTAAAATCTTCGACAATATAATTAACCCGTGGAGCTTTCTTCGCAAAAGCTTCAAGATATACTCCGTGAGCTACAGGTGATTTGTCAATACAGTCGACACCACAACTTAACATGTTGTGCATAATAAAAGAACCATAACCGATCCCGCAGCCAATATCTAAAACATCACTAGGTTTGGGAATAGTTTCTTTTATTTTCTTGCAGGCAAAGTTATATCGTTCTAAGTGATCCGGCCGAATGTTGTTAGGATCCATAATTCTTTCAACCATATTTTACTCCATCTATGATAACATCACTGTCTGTTGTTAATACTACTCTGGCTCCACAGGAAAGCAGAGGTTTGTCATTACCACCATAACATACCTTTGAGTTACCCAATATCTCAACTTCATGTCCGTAAATATTTTGTTTACCCATTTTAACTGTAATTACCGGTTCGTTAGTTTTGTGTTTTAAATTACTTTTTATTTTATGTTGATTAATGTGAATATGTTTTTTACCCATTATTTAACCATCCCTTTGTGTTGACCATAGTTTATCAAGTAAATAATACCAACATCCGTTGATACATGGTTCAAGCAAAGCTACAATACCAGACTCAAGTAACGAAGCTCCGGTTAACCAATAAACAACATTCATAGCTATAATGATATGACCACAAGTATAGATAAATGTTCGTCCAATACTTGTATTTATCACAAAGTAACTTTCATAATACACCCTTGTTTCCACGAACGGGCTAACGGAACAACCTCACGATTGTAATGTTCACACCATTCAACCAAAGCTTTCCACTCTCCCTCCTCCCATTTAGGGTAAGGAGAGATTGGTGAGGGTAAAAGATCGTCAAATCGTATCAAAGTACCAGCTACAATTTGTTCATTGAGTAATGTAAAGATAGTCTTTGTAGATTTATACAGATCACAATCAATATTCATGAATGATATGTGTCTTTTGTGGTCTTCTCTCCACACAGGAATGGTTTCTTCGAACCAACCTTCGTGTAAAACTACGTTTGGTACCACTTTAGGCAGCTCTGATACAGCAAAATGTCCTTTTTCTACAACTTTGTGCCCCATAAACCACTGTTCTGGCAGTCCTTCAAAGCTATCAAAGCCATGAAATGTAACTTTTTTGTTTAAACTAGCCAAATAATTTATAGATTGTCCTTTATAGACTCCAAATTCTACGTAATGTCCCTTTGGATTAATAATATTTTGCATACAAAACTGATATTCCATCAAACGATGGTCTAGCAGAACCATAGGGGTGTATAAAAATTCTTCAGGTTTCATAAATATGCAGTCATTCTAATTTAAAACTTGTTATTCGTCAATAAATAACTTATAGTTTATAGAGTTTAGGTAGCTACCCCTTTCCAGTGATACATTGGCTACCTAAACTATCACAGGTATACTAATAATAGTGGTAGGAGTAAAACACTATGACAAAAAACGGAAAGAATCCACGACCACATGTCTTGTATGGACATATGAAAGAGAAAGAGCTGATAAATTTAATTAAAGAAACAGCTGCGACATACAAAACAAGACAGGGCGGACGAATCTATGAGATGAAACAGGAACTTGAACGTCGTCGTATGCTTACCCTAAAAAGAAAAAACCCCGAAGAGTACGAGAGGAGAAAAGAAGAGATGCTAGAAAGACCAGCCAAACACAAAATGTTTGCAAAATCAACATTACCCAGAGGCATGACCCCAATGCAGGAAAAATTCTGTATGGAATACGCAGCTACCGGTGATGAACTCAATGCCTACAAGGTTGCTGGGTATAAAGAAGATGACACCAACGGACTAACCCGTCGACGTGCCCGCCAGCTACTTAATAATAAAAAAGTACAGGCTCGTATTGAGGAATATCAAGAACAAGCTTTGAAACGTATTAGCTGGACAAAAGAAAAAGTCCTGGAAAAGATGCATGAAGTATATCAGAACTCAATAACTGAGGGAGATCATACAAACGCAAACAGAGCTTTGGAAAATATTGGGAAACATTTAGGTATGTTTGTTGATGTTTCTAAAATTGAACAGAATATTACAACATCGGAATTATTAACGAACGATACCGACAAAGACATAGAACGTCTGGCGGATGTTGTAGGACTAAAGATTGTAAAAGGTGGAAAACCAGACAACCCTGATAAATGAGTTAGCTTCTGACGAGACAACTAAGAAAAAGCTTCTTCAGAAATTAGCCGCACAATCTCTTGTTAAAAGTAAAGATAACTTTTTAGCTTTTGTAAAAACATTTGCTCCGAAGTTAATAGCTGATTTCAAGATGGGAAGACATATTGAAGTTATCAGTGAAAAACTACAAAAGGTTGAAGAAGGTGAACTCAAACGTCTCATGGTATTCTTACCACCTCGTAGTTCTAAATCCGTTATCTGCTCAAAATTATTTCCGGCCTGGTACCTAGGCAGACATCCTCAGCATGAAATCTTATCAGTATCTCACTCTGATACGTTAGCCTCAGATTTTGGACGTTCCGTCAGGGATCTAGTAGGTTCGGGTTTATATCAAAATGTATTTAGAGGAGTGAAGCTACGATCGGATGTACGAGCTGCCGGAAAGTGGCAGACAAACCAAAATGGTGTGTATGTAGCTGCCGGTGTACGAACACAAATAGCTGGTCGTGGTGCACACGTAGCTCTCCTAGATGATGTAATGTCAGAAGAAGATGCCTTTAGTGAAACGGGTAGACGATATATAAAAGAATGGTATCCGGCTGGTTTACGAACAAGACTTATGCCGAATGGTTCTATAGTTATTATTAATACACGGTATCATGAAGATGATATTTGTGGATGGTTATTGGCTTGTGAAAGTGATGCTAAAGGAGACGGGGCCTCGACTATACCGTGGGATGTTTTACGAATACCGGCATGGGTTGATGAGAGCAGTAGCCGATTACTAAACATACCGGTAGGTGAATCATACTTTCCTGAGTGGAAACCAAAAGAAGTTTTAAAGAATGATGAGATGGAGATACGACGACACAACGGCTCACGATACTGGGAATCGTTGTACATGCAAAATCCTGTGCCCGATGAAGGTGGTATATTTAAAAAGAGCTGGTTTAACATTTGGAAAGAAGAAGACCCACCTCATTGTGACTTTATTATACAAACCATGGACACAGCTTTTTCAACTCGAACAACGGCTGACTATAGTGTAATTCAAACGTGGGGTATATTTACTCAAACTGAAAAAGATAGTTCAGGTAAAGAGTATGAAGTAGGACATTTAATTTTATTAGGCAACATTAGAGATCGATTAGAGTATCCAGAATTAAGAAGCACAGCTCAAGACAGTTTTGAACAACACCAACCAGACTTAATTGTAATTGAAAAAAAAGCCAGTGGACAATCGTTGATACAAGATCTACGACGAGCTGGTTTACCAATACTTGAATACACACCGGACAGAGATAAAGTTTCAAGAGCTTATGCGGCATCACCCTTACTTGAAGCTGGTCGAGTATGGCTACCTAATAAAACGTGGGCACAGACTATGTTTGATGAGGCTGTATCTTTTCCTAATGCAGCTCATGACGATCAGGTTGACTCAATGGTCATGGCTGTGCTATACCTTAAAGAATCATG